ATGCAAGATAATCATTCAAATAAAAATAAATGGCATTTGATGTTATGCGAATTACATTTTCCTACAATTCATGGAAAAACAAATAACAGTGATCCAAATATTGAAACACATTATTTAATTCACGATTTATATAACCCCATAGATCTATTTAATTTAAATTGTTCTTATATGACTGACGATTCAGACGATTCAGATTCTGATAGCACTATTAATCATTTTAATATGCTACATAATGCTATAACTTATCTTAAACTATCATATCGATATTATAATTTAGAATTTAGACACACATACACACATCCAACAATAAGAAATTATTATAAAATTGTATCTGATACAAATTATATAAAGCCTGAAATTGGAGTATATATTATATTACCAACACTTGAAGCTGTCGCTATTTTAAAAACATTTTGGATAAGAATAATTCAAAAAAAATGGAAAAAAGTATTTAAACAACAACAACAAATTATAAATGAAAGATGTAAATTACAAAGTTTAATATATAGACAAACAACAGGATATTGGCCTTCACATTGTAAAACATTTCCCACATTGAAAGGTATGTTACACAAACTTAAAAAATAATTTATTTACTAGATTGGTGTCTTGATCTTCTTCTAGATTTTTTATTTCTGTTTGAATTTGATTTAAATGTTTTTGGTGATTTTAAAGAATAATTTGACATTTTTGAAGAAGTTGAAGTATTACTTATTTCAGAACTTGCCTTATCTAAATCCTTACTTACACCATAAGTGTACCCTCCTTTTTGATGTTTTTTCATATGTTTACGAGTTCTTCTACGTCTTTTTTTCATTGTTTTATGTTTTCGTTTGCGTTTTCCTCCGCTAATATTTGGATCAGGTATTATAAGTTTTTTACTATTTAATATATTTATAATTTCTGTTTTATTTTGCGGTGATCTTATCATTTCTATTAAATTTTTTTCTGATCTATTTATACTGCCATTTACAAGTAATTCATTAATTAGTTGACCTAACACATTCGATGGCATATTTTTAAGTCGTTGATAATTTTCCTCAGCATTATATGATAGTTTAGAACTTGATCCGGTTGTTCCTGATACTGCAGAGTTAATTCCACTTATAACACCACCTAATCCAGCTTGTATGGTATCTAATAAACTTTCATAATCACCGTAATTTGGATTGTTTAGGTCTATGTTTTTATCAATCATCTCTAATTGACTTGCTAATATTTGATTTACCGTTCCTAATTTAACAAGTAAACGTTCTTGATTTTCTTGAAGAGTTCTTAATTCATTATTTGCGTTTTCTTGTCCTATTCGTGCTTCTTCAGATTGACGTCTTAAATCTTCAAGATCGGCTGTCAGTTTAGCAATTTGCGCATCCGATTCTCTTTTTATTTCTTCTTGTTCTTGAACCATTTGTTTTTTTTCTTGTGTTGATTTATCAGCCATTTCTTTTCTAGCTGTACTGATTCTATTATTACAATCTGTTTCCATATTTTTTATAATTGTCTCTAACTGAACAATTTTATCCTCTAAATTTTTTTTATCTTCATTTGTAGCCGCAATACGATTATTTATATCAGTATATTGTCTTCGTACATCATCTAGTTCTCCTTGAGTTCTTGTAAGTTCTAATTGTGTGTCTTGTAATTGTCTTCTCGCATCATCAAGCTCATTTTTTGTATCTGTCAATCCTTGTAAATTTGTTTTTTTAAAATTATCAATGGCTCCGCTAATAATTTGTAATTTATTTATCAATGTTGTACGAAAAGCATTATTATGTTGTTCTAATGCTTTTATTTTTCCATCAAGACGTTGGTTTACTTGATTTCCTTTTTCTACTATTTCATCAATAGTTGTTTCAATTGACATCTATATATTATTATTTTATTTTATCTAAAATAACTTTTATTCAATAACTTTTATTCAATTAATTCATCTAACTCATCCTTAACTTTATCAATTTCTTTAATAATATCTTTTTGATCATGTTTTGCCACTCTAAGTTGGTCATCTACTAATTTTTCTGTTTTTATCAAATCTCCCATATATTCCTCAAGTAATAAAAGTGCGTTATATTGTTGTTTTTTTTCTTCAAGTATATGATCATAATATTTTGAATAGTTTTTTTTAACATCACTTAAATATTGGTTTACCTTAGATTTTTTATCTAAATCTCTTTTTTTTTTAATTAAAAGATTTTTTTTATTTTTTATTTCCATCTCTATTTGTGATAAGTGTAAATCTCTTTCAGCCAAGCGTACTTTCATTCTTATTTTATTAAATTATTTAAATTTCATAAATTAAATATATTATAAAATAAATATAAAATCTATTCTATATATAACTTTAGGATGTCAAAGAATACTACAGAACCATTGTTAATACCTGATGATAATAGATTTGTAATGTTTCCAATTAAATACCAAGATATATGGGATATGTATCAAAAACAAGTTGATTGTTTTTGGCGACCAGAAGAAATAGATTTATCAAAAGATTTAACCCATTGGGAAGCTCTTGAAAAAAATGAACAGTATTTTATTTCTATGATTTTAGCATTTTTTGCCGCATCAGATGGAATTGTTTTAGAAAATTTGGCTGAAAGATTTATGTCTGATGTTCAGGTGTCGGAAGCAAGAGCATTTTATGGGTTTCAAATAGCTATGGAAAATATACATAGTACAACATATAGTATTTTAATTGAAACATATATAAAAAACAAAGAAGAAAAGCATATGTTGTTCAATGCAATATCTAATTTTCCTTGTATTAAAAAAAAATCTGATTGGGCTCAAAAATGGATTCATGATAAACGTTCCAGTTTTGCTACACGTTTAGTTGCGTTTGCTTGTGTTGAAGGTATTTTTTTTAGCGGAGCTTTTTGTAGTATTTTTTGGCTAAAAAAACGCGGCTTAATGCCCGGTCTAACTTTCAGTAACGAATTGATATCACGAGATGAAGCTCTTCACTGCGAATTTGCTGTTCTTTTATATTCAAAACTTATTAAAAAAATTGACAAAACACGAATTCACGAAATTATTAAAGAAGCAGTTGAAATCGAAACTGAATTTATTTGTGACGCATTACCGTGTAGAATTATCGGTATGAATGCTGAATTAATGACACAATATATTCAGTTTGTAGCCGACCGTTTATGCGTTCAACTTGGTTACAAAAAGATTTATAATGTAACTAATTGTTTCAGTTTCATGGAATTAATCAGCTTAGAATCTAAATCAAATTTCTTCGAAAAAAAGACAGATGCTTATGCTCTTGCGAACAAAAGAACAACAGATAATGATTTTTAGTTTTCAAATGATTTTTAATTATACTTATAATAATATAAATATATAACAATTATAAATATATAAATATGAATTCAAATAATTGGTCATTTAAATGCAGACAAATAACTGAAACTGATAGAAATACAAATTGTCCAGTTAGTATTGAGCAAATTGATGTTGATGATTTGTACTGTCAATGTTGTCAATGTAAGTATAATATAAAAACCAAATATTATAAAAGATATATATAATACAACAAAAAATATAAAATGCCCTATGTGTCGTACAAACTGGAAAAATACAATTATTTATATAAATGGTGAAACAGAGTTTACAAATGATAGCATAATTGAAGAAATGCCCTTTATAAATAATGCCAATAAAAATATCAATATAAGAGATATTAATTTTCCAAGCGGAACTGGTAATGGTTCACGTATTGATAATATACCAAATTTATTGGTTCCATCATCGCCTCATTACATTGATTATTCACACAGAGAACAATCTATGATATTTAGAAATGATATTGAAAGAATACTTGAAAGAAACTATAGAATAATATTATATGAAAATTATAATATCACATTACAATTATAATTATAACGCACATGAAACTGAAAATATGTTATGAAATTGGTGGCACACTCACAGGCCTTAATAAATTATGGAAAATTATAAATTTTTGGCCAATTTTGGTTTTTTATTATATTCCATGGTATCATTTCACCTCTCCATCCTATGTGAGTTGTTTTATCATACTCTTTCCAATTTCTCTTTACATAATTATTAGCTAATTCTTTAAAAATACATTGCGGATCTTCAGCCGGTAAATTTCCGTTTTTAAGCGGATACCATTTATTTTTAGCATATTCGATTTCAAATTCAAATTTTTTATTTGCTTTATTAGATTTATTGTATGACCATATTGCTGTCCCAGTTAAATCAAAAGTATGCGTATATTCAATCATATAACAATCTTTTAAAAATTCATCAATATCTATTGCATTTTCTTCAGATAGTGTTGGAATACAATCATAAAAATTTCTATCAATACAAAGAAACTTTTGCGTTTCACCTGGTTTCATATCTTGAATATGTTGTATTGTCAAATAATACGGTTCAACTTGTGTTAACCAATCATCAATATTCATTATATAATATCTTCAAAATTATGTGGAGGATTGGGTAATCAATTATTTCAAATTTTTACAGCTATTACTTACGCTCTTGAAAATTCAAAACCTTTTTTCTTTTTAAATAATTTTCAATTAGGTAACGGTTCAAATGGTTCAATAATTAGATACACGTATTGGAATACATTTTTGTCGGCTTTACATCCGTTTTTAAGAAATATAAATGAAATACCACAATTAACATATATAACAGAAAATAACTTTAAATATCAACCACTTCCGAAGATTGATGTACTAACAAAATATGGAACTTTGTTAGTTGGTTACTTTCAAAGTCCAAAATATTTTAATAATTATAAAGATACCATATATAAATTGTTAAAAATCGAATTAAAGAAATCAATCGTTAAAAATATGATTCATATCAATTTTAACGATACAACTTATATTTCAGCCCATTTTAGATTTGGAGACTATAAAAAGTATCCGAATATATATATATTATTAACAGAAACATATTATAAAAATGCATTAAATTATATAAAAGAAAATGGACTTAAAGAAAACGATGTTAAAGTCTTATATTTTTGTGAAAATGACAGCGTAAATGAAGTAAACGAAATAATAGATAATTTAAAACCCAATTTTCCACAAATAAATTTTATTAGAGCAGATCCACAATTAGAAGATTGGGAACAAATGTTATTAATGAGCTTATGTAAGCATAATATAATTGCAAATAGCACATTTAGTTGGTGGGGCGCATATTTAAACACAAATCCAGAAAAAATAGTATGTTATCCGGATCAATGGTTTTGTCCGGAGGCTAAAAAAGATACATCAGATTTATTTTTAGATGATTGGCAAAAAATACTAATAACCTAATTATTTTTATTTTTATTTATGGTCACGTGTTTGCTAACATTTGATATAATTTTATCAATATTTTTATCAGTTTCTTCCTTATCAATTCCGCACATAGAATTACTTAATATTTGTAAATATAGCTTAGTGTTAGTATCAGTGTTAGTATCAGTGTTAGTATCAGTGTTAGTATCAGTATTAGTATTGCCACAAAGTTTATTAATGGTTGTATTTTGTTGTAATATAATATTAGTTAATTCTTTGTTCTGTTCGATAAGTTTTAACACTAATTCTGGAGAGATTTCATTATTGGATATTATTTTATCACGATTATTTAGATCACATCTTTTTTTATGATTTGATAGACCTCTATTATATTTATAAACGTTACCACATATACATTGAAATCCTTTTGATTGCTCATTTTTATTGATTTGAGATATTTTAATATTTTTTAAATGCATTTTAGATACATTATGTCTTTCGTAATTATGTTTTCTATCTGTGTTATAGTTACAATTTTTACAAAAATACAATAAATTATCATTATTGCATTTCTCAACATTTTCATTTAAACTATCAGTTTCAATGTTATTATGTTTGTGATTTTCAAAATCATATTTTAATGCAAATTGAACATTACATTCTTTACAAAATAATTTTTCTATATTTTGTATTGGATTTATAGAGTTGAGTGTTGCATTTAATAATTTATAATAATATTGCTCTTTAATTCTTGCTTCAGATGAATTTTTACAATTATAATTAGCTATTTCAATCATATCCCAGTTTTCCCACCCACCATTTTCCCTTATAAT